GTCGCTCACCATCGATCGACTCGTGCTCGACGAGCTACGCGAACACCGCACGTTCGACGCGTGGAACGCTACCGAGCCCGCGGCGTCCCCGTGGGGCGCGCAAATCTGGGCGCTCTCCAACGCTGGCGACGATGGCTCGGTAGTACTCAACGAGCAACGCAAAGAGGCGCTCGCCGTGATCGGGCTCGACGAGCGCGAACAACCGATCGAGCCGGCTGGCGACTACCGGATCGGACTGTTCGAGTGGTCGTCACCCCCGGGCGGCGAGCCGGACGATATCGACGCGCTCATGTACGCCAACCCGAGCGCGGGCGCCCGGGAGCAGGGCGGCCGGCGCGATCCCGAGGCGCTCTTGGCCAAGGGTCGCGCAGCCATGCGCGCGGGTGGTGACAAGCTCACGGGGTTTCGGACCGAGTACATGTGTCAGCGCGTACCGAAGCTCGACCCGGCCATCGACCCGGCCGCGTGGCACGACTGCCTCGACCCCGGGGATCTGTCCGAGGTACGCAACAGGTTGACCGCGTGTATCGACGTGTCGCTCGACGAGCAACATGCAACGCTGATCGTGGCCGCGGTCATGCCCGATGGCCGGGTCCGCGTCGAGGCGGCGCACGCGTGGGACGGCCGGGACTGCCTGACGCGGGCAACGAACGACCTACCGGCCATGCTGGCGCGCGTTCGCCCCCGAGTGCTTGGCTGGCTACCCAGCGGTCCGGCCGCCGCGCTGGCGGCGACGCTGGCGGATCGGTCGGCCAAGACAGGTAAGCGGTTCGGGTGGCCACCTCCGGGCGTGACCGTGTCCGAGATCCGGGGGGAGGTACCCGCGATATGCATGGGCCTGGCCCGGGAGGTGGTCGGCAAGACCCTCGCGCACTCGGACGATCCGTTGATCAACGATCACATCGAGGGTGCCGAGCGGCTGCGCCGTGGTGATGTGTGGGTGTTCAGCCGCAAGGGGGGCGGACACTGTGATGCGGCGTACGCCACGGCCGGCGCGGTCCATCTCGCCCGCACCATGCCGACCCCGGCCGGGCGCCCTCGGCTGGTAACTGTCGATTAGTCCGGTGATGACTTCGGGATATCGGACATATACCTAATGATGGTAATACCGGGGCACGTTCGGCTGTTGATCTAGCGCGCAACGCTGTGACCTGCGCATGTCCGATCCGTCCCGGTATTTTTCGGACGCATGGCTTGCGCTCGACATCCCATTGTGTTACGTGACATGATGTCCGGCATGCGAGCCCGGCGCCGCGTGGCGCAACTGCTGCGCGCTGCCTTTGCGCCCGGGTGGCGGTTCGACACGGCGCCCAAACCGATCGATCAGGTCATCTCGGCCATGATGGGCGGCACGTACGGCCCGGGCCCGAGGGTGAGCAAGGGTGAGGCGCTCGCCGTGCCCGGCATTCTCCGTGGCCGTAACATGATTTGTTCGATCTCGACCCTCCCGCTCGCTCAGTTCAACGCGAACAACGTCGTGGTTGCTAACCCGCTACTGGCTCAGGTTGACCACGACATTGCCAACGTGGTCACGTTCGCGATGACGTTGGAGGATCTTCTTTTCGAGGGGATCTCCTGGTGGCAGATCATGGCCAAGGATCTGCGCGGGTTCCCTACGAAAGCGCGCCACCTCGACGTGTCGACGGTCTCGGTCGACCCCCCGGACGGTACGCCGCCACCCATCGGTCTACCGTCCGGCATCGATCCCCGCGGGCTCGGTGTGTGGATCAACGGCGTATTCACGCTGGCAACTCAGGTGATCAGGTTCGACTCGCCCAATCCCGCGGTACTCAAGGTCGCCGGTCGCTCGGTCCGGCGCGCGACGTTGCTCGATCTCGCCGCTCAGATGTACGCGGAAGACCCCCGGCCGCTCGATTTCTTTCAGCCTGCCGAGGGTGCTGACGAGATCGACGATGACGAAGTCAAGTCGATCCTGAGCAGGTGGCGGGCCGAGCGCAAGCGGCGCGGCACGGCGTACATCCCGCGGGCGCTCGACTATCACTCGGTCGACTCGCCGAGCCCGCAACAGCTGCAACTGGTCGAGCTACAGAAACAAGCCGCGCTCGACATGGCCAACGCGCTCTCGATCGATCCCGAGGATCTCGGGATCTCGACCACGTCTCGGACGTACGCGAACGCGGTCGATCGGCGCCGAGACAGGGTGAACGACGTTCTGAGCCCGTACATGCAGGCGATCGAGCAACGGCTCTCGATGGACGACGTGACGCGCCGCGGGCATCGCATCCGGTACGACCTCGATGACTACATGCGAGCCAACCCAACCGAGCGTTGGAATACGTACCAAGTCGCGAAGACGATCGGCGCGTTGACGGTTGACGAGATCCGAGATGAGGAACGCATGCCACCTCTGACCGATGCGCAGCGAGCCGAACTCAAGCCACCCGCCCCGGTCGCGCCGGCCGGGCCTGCGCCCCCGCCCGCGGGATCGCCCCATGATGCGCGCTCGAACGCGCTCAGGGTGCCGACGCTGACCCTCAATGCCGACATCGGTCACGGATTCACGTTCGACGTACCGGCCACCATGGCGTTCCGTGTCGACCGCGAACGTCGGATCATAGAGGGCGTCGCGCTCCCGTACGGTGTGATCGTCCGGAAGATGGGGTTCGAGTTCCGGTTCGTGCGCAACTCGATCGTGTGGAACGAACGCGCCCCCGGTCGGGTCAAGCTCTTGGAAGACCACGACACGACGCAGGCAATCGGGTTCGCGAAGGGTCTGCGCAACGCTGGTGACGAGCTACGTACCCGATGGAAGATCGGGCGTGGTCCCGCGGGCGATCAGGCGCTCATGTCCGCGGAAGACGGAATCAAAGACGGTCTCTCGGTCGGTGTCGATTTCGACTTTGACACTGACGTCGTGATGGACGATGACGGCGTGGCGAACATCACGCACGCCGTGCTACGTGAGGTGTCGCTGACCGCGGTGCCTGCATTCGATGACGCTCGCGTGACGTCCGTTGCAGCGAGTCGACACAACGGAGGAACGATGGACCAGTGCGCCACGTGCGGACAGAGGCACGCGCCCGACGCGGCGTGCTCGACCGCGCCACCGACGAACAACCCACCCACCCCGGGCGTTCCGGCCGTCGCGCCGGTCTCGGCCAATCAGGCAGCCGCCGCGCTGGCGCTGAACAACGATCAGCTACAGACGTTGCTCACGATCCCGGGTGTGTTGCAGGCGCTCGCCGCGCCGGCCGCGCCCGCGGCGCCGGCAACTCCCGCCGGGGGTCTCACGCTCTCGGCCGATCAGGTGACGGCGCTCGTCGCGAACGGCGGAATCCGGACCCTGTTCGGACTGCCCGCGAGTCAGCCCGTCACGGGCGCCCCGATCGAGCCGGGCCCGGCCAACGTGAACCCGACTGCTCACCCGACCCCGGGTCAGCGTCCGACCGGGGTCACCGCGACGAGCGAGCCGATCCCGTACCGGTTCGACCGCGAGGGCAACCTGACGGCCGGCGTGCAATACGACTTCAGTCGTGACCTGATCGCCGGTTCGAATGGCGACGGGGAGTCACTCGCCCGCGCGACACGGTTCGTTCAGGCGATGAAACACCAGTTCACCTACGGGCCGGCGCGGGCGTCGTTCGACGTCGACACAGCAGACGTCACCGCGCTCAACCCGAATCGCCAGCGGCCGGACATGTACGTGGATCAGAAGAATTTCCCGTATCCCATATGGGACGCGATCAGCAAGGGCACGCTCGCGGATCAAACGCCGTTCGTGCTTCCGAAGTTCGCGACCGCTACCGGGCTCGTGGCCGATCACGTGCAGGGAGTCGAGCCAACGCCGGGCACGTTCACGGCGACCGCGCAGACCATCACTCCGAGCGCGTTGTCGGGCAAGGTCGAGATCACGCGTGAGGCGTGGGACCAGGGTGGCAACCCGCAACTGTCGGGGATCATCTGGCGTCAGATGGTCAAGTCGTGGTTCGAGGGTCTCGAAGCCGCGTCGGTCACGATGCTCGACGCACTCACCCCGACCGGGATCACGCTGACCACGGCCGCGACCGATGACGCGCTGGTGGGCGAGATCGAGTCCGCATTCGCGTCGCTGCAATTCATCCGGGGCGGGTTCCGGTTCCGTGACCTGTTCCTACAGGTCGATCTGTACAAGGCGCTCGTGGACGCGAAGGACGGGGAGGGGCGCAAGCTCTTGCCGAGGATCGGCCCGGTCAACGCGAACGGGCAGGTCTCCGACCTGTTCGCCGACCTGGACATCGGCGGGTTGCGTGGCCGTCCCGCGTGGGCACTCGCCGCGTCCGGCACGGTGGCCGCGTCCAGCTACCTGTTCGACCGCAACGACGTGCACGGGTGGGCGACCGCCCCGCAGCGTCTCGAATTCCAGTACCGCGTGGCGTATGTGGACGTGGCAATCTGGGGGTACAAGGCGCTCGCGAACACGGACCTGACCGGCGTCCGGGAAGTCATTTACGACCCGGCGTAACCGGGCTAGGGGGCGGGTGGTAAGCGACGGTCACCCGCCCCCGCACCACATCGGCAAGACCCTTCCGGCTCGCGTTTGAGCCGACGAGACAGGAGAAAAGATCATGGCAGTTCGGACCCTACTCCCGAGCGCGTCACGCACCACGGCGCAGACGTTCACGATCAACGTTGCCCGCGCAAAGGCGATCCGGGTGTACCTCGATCTCACGAATCTCAATGCAGTCACGCCCGGCCTGACCGTGACGATCGACGCGTGGGACTCGGTCTCAAACAAGTTCGTGAACCTGTTGACCGGCGCGGCGATCACGACCGTCTCGACCAACATGTACACCGTCGGTATCGGCGTGACTGCCGTGGCCAACGGGGCAGCCAACGCGTACCTCGGTGACTTCGTCCGGGTGGCCGTGGCGGTCGCGGACGCGGACGCCGCTACCTACTCGCTGACCGCTCATCTCATCCGGTAGCGCGAGCCCGCGCCGGGTACAGACACGCCTACCGAGTGAAGGGAACGAAGGATGACACCGAAGACTAAGGCCGACGCGGGCGAGTTCGCCACGGCCGACGACATGGCGACCGTACTCGAAACGCTCGCTGACCTGAGCGAGCGGGTCGAGCATGTCGAGCGCGTCCAGCTGGACGCAGATCGGCGCGCGGCGGCCGGGCGCCCGG